ATGGCGAGCATCTACAGGCAGGGACGGCGCTGGCGGGCGCAGGTGTACGTGCGTGGCCAGCGGGCCTCGGACGTGTTCGACACCAAGGCGCAGGCCGCCGCCTGGGCGCTGGAGCGCGAGGCAGAGTTGGCGGGCGACACGCTGCCGGACAAGACGCTGGCGGAAGCGCTGGAGCGGTACGCGCGCGAAGTGGCACCGGGCCACAAGGGGTATGTGTGGGAGTCTCGGCGGCTCAAGGCGCTCGGTACGCATGCGGTGGCGCGCAAGCGGCTGCAGGCATTGGCGGGTGCGGACATCGCCGGCTGGCGTGACGACCGGTTGAGGAGGGTGCAGCCGGCGTCGGTATTGCGCGAGATGAAGCTGCTGCACTCGGTGCTGGAAAGCTGCCGGCGCGATTTCGGCTGGCTGCGCGACAACCCGATGAAGGATGTGACGCGACCCACGGCGCCGCCCAGTCGTAAGCGGCGCGTCACCGCGGACGAGATCGAGCGGCTGTGCCTGGGCTTCGGCCTGGGCGAGCAGCTGGCCGCGGAAACGGCCACGCAGCGCGTGGGGCTGGCGTTTCTGTTCGCGCTGGAAACCGCGATGCGGGCCGGCGAGGTGCTGGGGCTGCACTGGCCGGATATCGAACTGACCGGCCGCTATGTGCGGCTGCCAAAGACCAAGAACGGCGACGCGCGCGAAGTACCGCTGACCTTGCGCGCCGTGGCGATTCTGGAAGTGCTGCCGGTGACCGATGGTCCGGCGTTCGGAGTGGCCGAGCCGACGCGTGATGCGCTGTTCCGCAAGATCCGGGCGCGCGCCGCGCTGGATGACCTGCATTTCCACGACAGTCGCGCCGAGGCAATCTGGCGATTGTCGAAGAAGCTGGATGTGTTGCAGCTGGCCCGGGTTATCGGGCACCGCGACCTGAAGTCGCTGATGATCTATTACAACGAGAGCGCGAGCGAGCTGGCTAGGCAGCTCGATTGACGCTGCGGCGGTAGTTTTCCGCCCATTCCTCCACCTCGGATTTTTTCCACGTCTTGACCTTGCCCAGCGGCAGCGGCTTGGGGAAGTTCGGCTTGCAGGCGATCGTTTCGAGGAAGGTTCGGCGCGTGATGCCGCCGAGGTAGGCCGCGCAGGCATCGGCGGAAAGCCAACGATCGCCAGTAACCAGGGCGGCGATCATGGCAACGGGGTCGTGGTGTTCGTTCATGCGGCGATCCGCTCCGGCAATTCTGTCTGTTCTGGATTGACGCTGGCGGTGTCCTGGTGTCGCGGGCTGAGCAAGCGCGGAAGCGCGCGCCGGAGGCCGTCGAGCACACGCGACCAACCGATGCGCGGATGCCACGGCCGTCCGTCGACGACTGCGCGGTAGCTGTCGATGCGCTGCGTGCGGAAAAGCTCGATGGTATGCGTTACAGGCGTGACGCCATCGAAGTCTTCAATGGTGATACGACGGCGAAGCAACGGCGGCTGCCAAATGGGCTCGCGCTGTTCTTCGGGCTCGACATCGGGTCGGTGCCGTTCGCGTCGTGCTTGGTATTTTCGCGTTCGCCGATACATTGCAGACCTTCAACGGTTCGGATAATGAGGGTTAGGCGTCACTTGAACTTTTCGCGGTACGGGCGGCAGCCGTTGCTCATGAAGTGCGCGCTAAGCCCCTGCACGCGCGCTTTGGGGCACTCCGGCACATCGTCCGTGCTGTCGCCGCCATACCACACGTTTTCAACATCCGGCCGTGCGTGCAGGAGCATCAACACCGCGCACAGTTCGGGCCACGGTCCGCGCTCGTATCCTTCGCCGTAGTAGCGCGCCAGCGTGTCAATCTCGTGCGTGGCACCCTCTGGTGCGCGTTCCTGGTCTGCGGGTTGCAGCGTGTAGCCTTTCGGCAGTGGAAACTCAAATTCGTCGGTGGCGTCGCGCAACCGTGCGTAAATGCGTGCATCAATTCCCATTGTTGTCTCCTGTTTGGTGGCGCCTAACTCTGCGGTCAACCGGAAGCTCACCCGCTACGCGGGTTCGCTCCGGTTACCTTGGCCGTTAGCCGGCAGGCTCGGATCGCGTGTGATGTGCTTGCCGGCTGCGTCGTAGTACATCGTTTCGGCAAAGTCGCCGTCATCGCATTTGTCGCATCGCACTTCCAAGCGCACCGCTTCCGGGTAGTCTGTATCAGTGCGCTCCGCTGCCATCTCGCGCTTGCAGTACGGGCAGCGCAGCAGGATGTGTGTTTCAAGGTTCACTGGTTGGCCTCCCGGCTAACTCTGCGTCCGAGCGGACCGGGTTCCCCGGCCGCTCAACTTGGTCGTTAGGCGGCAATCGCTTGTTCCACACTTTGATTGCAACATCCTCGGTCTGGCATGGAGGGTCAATGGGTCCAAAATGGCATTCCATGTCTTCCGCGCAAGCAGCAAACCAAAGCTGTCCTGCTTTGTAGGTCTTCGCTTTGCCACCGCAAAACGGGCAAGGCATGCAGTTTTCATTGCTCATGTGAGTGCTCCGGGGTTGCCCCCTAACAATTCATTCAAGGCGGACGGCTGCGCCGCCGCTTGATTCAGGGGGTTACAATTCCCCCGCCGCCACGTCTGCCCTTTCCAGATGGCATGGATCGCACTTGGGTTGACGCCGTGGCGTTCGGCCAGCAGGCGGGCCGTGTGCAGGGTGCGGCTTTTGTGGGCGCGGCGGATGTCGATCACGTCGGCGGGGGTGAGCGTGGCGCCGACGCCGGCGCGCTGGGCTTCGGCCAGGGGGATGGCGCGCAGGTGCGCCGGGTTGCAGCAGGTGCGGCTGTGGCAACTGGCCACCACCACCAGCGCTTCCGGCAACGCACCCCATAGCGTTTCCCACATCCAGCGCGCAGCGGTCATGCGGCGGCGGCGGTGTTGCTTGCGCGCGTAGCCCTTGGCATCCACGGTGCCCAGCCATTCCCAGCAGGCCGTCGGGTCGCGTGGCAGCCGCACCATCGGCTTGATGGTGGTGCCCTCAACGTGCGGCATGCGCGCCCTCCGGCATCGTGTCGTGGGCGCCCTGGCGCTGCCGGCGATCGGCCTTGCGCAGCATGCGCAGGCGGCACTGTTCGGCGTGGCGCACGGCGCGGTCGATGGCGCGGATGCAGTCGCGCAGGTCGTTGAGCGCGGCGAGGTCCAGCCGGCCGTGTTCGGCGTGCAGAAGCGCCTGCTCGATGTGGGCCTTGGCCGCAACAGCGCATGCGGCGGCGCGCGCGGCGAACCTGGCGCGGCGGTGGAGCTGTTCGGGGGTGTTGCGAGGGATGTTCATGCGGCGGCCTCGGGGTTTTCGGATGTCACGGCGCACGTCAATGGATGGGGCTGCCGCTGGGCAGGATGACGCCGGCCTGCTGCCATGCCAGCTCGCTCAACAGATCGTCGAGGCGGCGCTGGTCGCGCTGGCGCATGGCCAGTTGCACGTCATGCCATGGCGTCAAGGACGTGGCGCCGACCGGTCTATCCGTATCGACCTGCCGGGTGCGCATGAGTCCGTACTTGGCCAGGTCTGCATCGGACAGGTCCTCCAGAACATCTTCAACATCAACTTCAGTGGAAACGGTGACGTACATGGCATCGCCTCGATGGTAGTGGTGGCGCGGAAAGCCGGTGGACTCAGCAGCGCCCTGCGCGGGGCGGCTCGCGCCGGGCCTGCACGTCCAGGGGAGGAAACGCGTGCAAGGCGCTGGTGAGTGCCGCGTGTGGAGCTCCGACGCGGCGGCGGGCAGGGGCGTAACCGGCGAAGAAGGGCGCGCGCTGCGTGCGCCTGCACGACGTGCAACCGGTGTTCCCTGCGGCCGGGGTTTTCGAGGATGAAGGCCTCGGGCACTGGCCGGCTGATCCCACCGGTGGGCGACCGGCGGCGCGGTGTGGCATGGGCACGACGGGCATGCATCAGGTGGGGAAATGAGGCTTGCTGTGCAGCGGCATCGCCGTGGCGGCCACGTGGGGCGCATCCAGGCGCCCGGCGACGCATTCGCCGGCCAGCGCGGCATAGGCGGCCTGGTCGACGTAATCGTCGACGTGCAGGCGGCCGCCCGCGCCGCGCGCCATTTTCAGCAGCGCCATGAACTGCCAGCCGTGCTGTTCGGTGAGGTGGTGGCCGTACATGGCGTTGAAGGCGCGCACGGCGCGGGCCATGCTGCGCTCGCCGCTGGGCTGGTCGCGCAGCTGGGCGCGCTGGTCGATGGCGTCGGCAGCCTGGGTGAGCAGATCGATGGCGGTGACGGCGTTGAGATCAGACATCGGTGGCTTCCTGGTGGGCTTGGTGCTGGTGGTCGGCAAGATCGCGCAAGGCATGGCGATGACGCTCGATGCAGCGCGGTGGCGGCACATCGGTGTCGCAGTAGCGCGGATCGCCATGCAACCAGATGCGCCATTCGGCGAGCAGGGCGGCGGAACCGTCGAGGTCGGGTACCAGGCTGGTCATGCGCCCGGCTCCCCGCGCAGGTGGGCGATGGCGGCCTGCGCCTCGCGCCGCGCGCTGCGCTGGGCCAGTTCGTTGCCGGCTTCGCGCTCGGCGTGGATGGCGCGTACCAGCGTGGCCACGTTGTGGCGGATGCAGGCGACTTTCTCGGCCAGCTGTTTCTCGCCGGCCAGCACCAGCTCGAACTCGGCGCGGCGCAAGGTGTCGCTGGCGTGCGGCACGGTTTGGCAGGTCATGGCGCGGCACTCCCTTGCAGGAAGCTGGCGACGAACAGGCCGAAACTGGCGGTACTAACCGCGGCGTAGGCCAGCAGCCAAAGCAGCCAGTAGCGGCCGAGCACCCGGGGGATTTCGGCGAAGCGATCGACGGCGGGTGGCATGGCGCGCGGCGCGGTGGTGCGCGCGGCTACCGGCAGCGCGGTGATGGTGGCGGCGCGGTGGTGGGCGTGGCGCTCCACGGCGTGCATCGCGGCGCGGCGCGTATGCAGGTAATGGATGGAAGCGGTCATGATTCACCCTCCATGAGAGCCCCCGCGGCGAACAGGATGGCGAGCAACAGCCCGGTGATGGACTGCGCGATGCAAGGTGCTGCCCACCGGTCTGGCAGTGCGCATAACAGCCAGATCGAGCCTAGGAAGAGCGCGCCCGAGGCGATGGCGGCAAAGGTATAGCCAGCGGCGCGGGTCATGCGGCACCGCCGACGCGGGCGACGGCTGCGCGAAGCGTTGCCAACACATCCACCGGCGCGCTCATGCCAGCGCCTCCACGTCGGTGAGCTCGCGTCCGGTGGTGGCCTCGATGTGTTCGCGCACCTTGTCGGCCACGCCCTGCCAGCTGCCCAGCTCGAACGGGATGGCGTCGTTTTCGCCGTGGTCGTGGATGTTCATGCCGCGGCCCTCAGTTGGGCGGCGCGGCGCGTCATCACGATGCGGGCGAGGCCGCGCAGCGCGCGCTCCAGCGTGGCAGTGACGGCGCGGGCGCCGTCGTGGCCCAGGTAGATGTTTGCGCGGGAGTTGGCGGTGTCGGCGATGATGAAATCGTGCATGCGCAGCTGCACGATGAGCTGTGCCGCCTGTTCGGGGCTGAAATGGAGGCTGATGCCATGGCCCGGCTCGGGCCGCAACGTCAACAGGATGCAGGCGTACGCGTCGTCGGGGTCGTGCGACGCCATGACGGAATAGTCGACGCCGTTGCGGATCGGCGTGCCGTGGAAGTGGAGGCGGCGGATGGCGTGGCTCATTACGCAGCACTCCGTGCCCGGCGCGCGCGCAGCGGCAGCGCGAGCTGGGCGTAATCGGTGCCCCACTCGGCCTCGGCGGCGGCGAGATGGTCGTGGCGCGCGGTGCGGGCACCGCAGCGGCATTCCAGGCTGTGACGGGCCTCGGCGGCGATGAACTGCACGGGCTCGCGGCTGCTGCGGCCGGTGATGCGCACGTGGCGCGGCTCGGCACCACACGCGCGGCAGCGGCTGAAACGGCCGGCGGGGTGGGTAACGATGCGTTCAAGCATGGCGGTTCTCCCTGGCCGTGGTGGCGGCGTCGGGAGAACCTACAACCAATAGTTGTGGCATGTCAACAACTATCGGTTATATCTCTTGCATGCGGCTATGTATGAATTTAGGTTGATCCGGCCGGCGCGTGCTGGTTGGGTCAATGGAGAAGGCCGATGCGTAGGGGGAGTCCGTTGTTGTTGACGGTCGCGCTGCTGGGCGGCTGTGCATCCGTGCAAGTACCGCCGAATGTGCAATTGTTCCAGCGAGGCGATGGGGCTGGGATGATCGAGGCGATCGACTTTTCCTACATCCCGGAAAAGTTGCCTGAGTTTGGAAAATTGAAGCTATGCGTGGCGCAGTCAGTGCAAAATGACAGCACTGTTTTGCACGGCGGCAAGACGATTTACACGCCCTTCGGAACCGTCACCGGCAGGGAATCGGATGTTGTCGGCGGCGGATCGGTGTTCAAGTACATCGACGACGAGCACCAGCAGCTGGTGGCAAGTGGCACAGCCAGCGGCGGGACAGATCCGCTCGGAATCGTGTCGTACAAAATTCGCTATCAGCTGCAGGCGGGTCTGCAAGGTGGAAGCGTGCAGCTTCGATTCTCGGATATCAAACAGGCGGCCACCGACAGCGGAACCATGGAAAACAGCGGATTCACCCCTGTTGGTACATGGGCAGGTGGGCGCGCGATGAAGGTATATTCGGCCGTCCAAATGGAAGCCGAAAACGTCAAGGCCTGCGTGGCTCGCTGATAGCGTCAAGCATCGCGGCGATGCCCTGCGCAAGCTGCGGTGTCAATGAACCCATGCGATAGGCTCTGTCGATTGCGCGCTCCAAAGGCGCATTCGCAGTATCGGTGTGCCAGGCGAGCACATACCTAGGCGCCCCGGATTCGGCGATCTTTGGTCCATCTGGTTCATCCTGGCCAGACAACAACCAGTTGGCTGCCACGCCTAGCTCTTGCGCGATGCCCTGGATGCGCGCGGTATCCGGCATCGATTCACCGACGAGCCATTTACGCGCTGCCTCAACGGAAACGCCGAAAGTCCTCGCGATCCAGCCGCGACGGTTCTGATCGTCTGGAATACCCGCAAGCGCCAGCGCCCGCGTCAGGCGGCTCGCGAATTCCAGCTTGGCGGCCCGCTTATCTACAACCATAGGTTGCATGGTAAGGCTCCTCCATGCACGCATCGGTTATTGACGCGCGCAACTATCGGTTGTAAGTTGGCCACCAGTCACAACTGGGCGGGCAGCAAAGATGCAGGCAAACAAGCTCAAACCGAACATCAGTGGGCTCGTTGCTTGGGTTGAGGTCAACGGCCTTGGACAGCTGGCAACCGACTGCGACGTGACCTATCAGGCCGTTCAGAAATGGATTCGCAAAAAGCGCGTCCCGGCCGAACGCGCCCGCGACATCGAGCGCGCCACGCAGGGCAGGGTGACCCGCTACCAGCTGCGCCCCGATGTGTTCGGCAGTACCGCGCCCACCGTCACTGATGCGCGGGAGGCCGGCTGACATGCGCATCGATGATCGCGCCCGCGCCGAACTGGGCGCATTGCACCTGGATGCCACCGTGCAGTTTGTCCGTGCGTTGCGGCTCAGTGAGGCGGCGTCTGAAAGTCCGCATCCGGTTCCTGCATCAGCGCGCACAGGCGATGTGGTTGTGCGTTTCATCAGGCCATGGTTTGCCGCTGAGTTCATTCCGTGCAGCTGCGAGCATGGCGGCGATGACAATTGCCGCCATGTGTTGGCCTGGGCCGAGCGCAATGGCATTGCCGTGCGCATGCGTGAGTTCGCGCACGGCGTGCTGCGCCTGACGACGGCAGGGCTCGATGTCAGTGCTGCCCGAGCAGTTGCCGAAACGCGGACAGTTGTTGCAAATACGCTTCCTGCATGGTTTGCCCAAGGCCGGGATGCCGCTGTTCCGTCTTGCGGAGCAGATCCATGCTGAGGCTGTCGAAGGTACGCAATTCGGCAAGCAGCGCCAGCTTGTTCTGGTGCGTCGCGCAGAGCGCGGCAATGGCTGCGTTCGCGGCCAGTATCTGGCCGAACGCTTCCTGCAGGCGTGCATCGATATTCGTTTCCATGCGGCTCTCCGGTGGGTTGGTCGGTTGGCGCTTGCCAGCTTACCGGCAGGGCCGCGCTTTGTTCGTTCCCCATGTGCTCTCCCCAAGGTGATTGTCATGTACGACGACCCCGCCCATATCCGCGATCACGAAATCAAGGTGCGGCTCAACGACGCCGAGCTGGCCGTGGTGGATGCGCTGGCCCGCTACAACCAGCGACAGCGCGCGGCGTTCGTGCGCGAGCTGGTGATGGCCAGCGTGGCGCGATTCGAACAGCAGGCTAGCGGGCAGCACGCCGCCGCCTGAAGGCCCATTTACGGGCCTTTAAGGGGGGCTTGTGCCGGACATCGCTATCCATTTGACCGCCGAGGAAAGCCGCCGCCTGCAACAGGCGGCGGCCAGCCTTGGCACCACGCCGGAGCAACTGGTGGCGGATGAAATCCGCCGGCGCTATGCGCTGGCAAGCCGCATTGGCCAGGTGATTCCGTTGCACAAACCGACGCCGCGCGGGGAAAGTCGATGACCGACGTGATCGACCTGGCGCAGCAGCGCCAGCAGGAAGATATCGAGCTCGCCCTGGCGGCGCGGGCTGCGCCGAAGCCCGGCCGCACGTGCTGCGCAAACCTGTCTTGCCGCGAGCCTATTGCGCCCGCGCGCCAGGCGCTCGGCGCGCAATTGTGCCTGGAGTGCCAATTGATCCACGAGCGGAGTGCGCAGCAATGCGCGCGCGGGGTAGGCTGAGGTGGCGGCCACGAAACCCGCCGCCGCTGTCGCCGGCGGCGCGCGAAGCCATCGGCTGCATCCGGCGCTATTTGGAGCACGGCTGCACGGCGCAGGAACTGGCAGCCGCGCAGGCCGCACTGGCCGAACCGCCGCAACCGCGCCAGCGCAGCCTGCCGCTGGGGCCGCGCCGGTGACATGGCGCAACCCGGTGCCAATGGGTGCGCGCAGTGGCGTGCGGGTATTCCGCCCCGGCGATCCGCTGCAGCGCGTGGTCGAGGCCGTCTGCATCGGCGGCTGTCGCGGCTTGGGCGTGCGCGTGTATGCGTGGCCGTGCGGCACGCTGGCCGTGGTGCCGCGGGATACGGACAGCGATGCCCGGCTGTTCCAGCTGTGCGGCGATCGCCTGCATGGCACCTATGCGCGCCGCATGACGCCGGACGGCCTGCAGGGCGGCCCGCAGTGGCGGCACGTCGCCATCGAGCTGCAATGGTCGAGGGCGCACGCATGAGCGCGCCCGCTTCCATCGCCCCAGCTCCCCGTGGATCAAGCATCGCGCAATGCCGCGCGATTCGCGCATGCCGCTGCGCGCAGGCGCCCTCAAGACCTGCACCGGCATCGCGGGTCCTTCATGGCCTGCCCGCATGCGGGTTGCACGGCCGCAATTCCTGTGTAGTTAGCGAAGTGGGAAGTTACTGAATGGCCGCGAGCAACTACGGCGACGTGCTCGACCAGCTGCGATCCTGCGGTTTGCAGGTGGAAGCGCTGGACATCGGGCGCATGGTGCGCTGTCGCATCGAGGGCGACCGCGAACGCCGCGGCTGGTACATGCTGCACGAGCTGCAAGCCCAGGATGGCGGGCTGCTGATCGTCGGCAGCTACGGCATCTGGCGCGGCAACGACAACGGCGCGCAGAAGGTCACGCTGGGCAAGTCGACCGCGCTCACCACCGAGCAGCGCGACGCCATCCGCAAGCGGCTTGCCGAGGATCGCAAGCGCGCCGATCGCGACCGCGCCGCCGAGGCCGAACGCGCCGCCGAACGCGCCGCGCGCACCTGGGCGAAGTGCTCGCCCACCGGCGACTCCGACTACCTCGCGCGCAAGGGCGTGCAGGCGCATGGCCTGCGGTTCTCGCCGTCGGGCGCCTGCGTGGTGCCCATGCTCGACACCGCGGGCAAGATCCACGGCTTGCAGGTCATCCGCCCGAAGAAACAACACGGACGCGACAAGGATTTCTGGCCTACCGGCCTGGTGAAGAAAGGCCACTTCCACCTCATCGGCACTCCCACGTGGGTGGTGCTGATCGCCGAAGGCTATGCCACCGCGGCCAGCCTGCACGAGGCCACCGGCCTGCCGGTGGCGGTCGCCTTCGATGCCGGTAACCTCGGCCCCGTCGCCGCCGCGTTGCGCAAACGCTACAAGCAGGCCAAGATCCTGATCGCGGCGGACGACGACATCTTCGCCAGCTGCCCGCACTGTTCGAACAAGATCAATATCGCGCCCTACGCCGCGCCCAGCCTGTGCAACGTTTGCGGCGAGTACCACGGTCGCAGCAACACCGGCGTCATCGCCGCCAGTGCCGCCGCGCTCGAAGTCAGCGGCGCATGGATGGTGCCGCTGTTCGCCGATGTTGGCGCGCGCGCCGATGCCTGGCTGCGCCGCGGTGCCAAGCCCAGCGACTACAACGACCTGCACGCCGCCGAAGGCCTGCACGTGGTGCGCACGCAGGTGGAGGCCCGCCTCACGGAACTCGGGTGGTCGCCGGCTGGCCGCAAGCCGCGGTCACCGGCCAACGGGGGGGCGGGGAACAGCGAACTGCGTCCCATCGAAACCCTCGACGAGTTGCTGGAACGCTTCGCGCTGGTGTACGGGCAGGGCGGCACCGTGTTTGATCGGCAGGAACATTGCCTGCTCGCCCTCAGCGACATGCGCGACGCCTGCATGTCGCGCGAGATCCACCGCGCCTGGGCCGAACACCCCGACCGCGCCATCGTGCGCGTACGTGAGGTCGGCTTCGACCCGGCCGGCGACGACCCCGCCATCAAGTGCAACCTGTGGTCGGGCTGGCCCACCACACCGCAGGCCGGCAGCTGCGACAAGCTGCTGGAGCTGCTGCGCTACATGTGCAGCGGCGACGGTGCCGCGCGCACCCTGTACGACTGGGTGCTCAACTGGCTCGCGTACCCCATCCAACACCCCGGCGCCAAGCTCAAGACCACCCTGGTGCTGCACGGCCCGCAAGGCACCGGCAAGAACCTGTTCTTCGAGGCCATCATGGCCATCTACGGCCATTACGGCCGCGTCATCGACCAGACCGCCATCGAAGACCGCTTCAACGACTGGGCCAGCCGCCGCCTGTTCCTCATCGCCGACGAAGTGGTCGCGCGCTCCGACCTCTACCACGTCAAGAACAAGCTCAAGGCCTTCATCACCGGCGAGTGGATCCGCATCAACCCCAAGAACATGGCCGCCTACGACGAGCGCAACCATGTGAATGTGGTGTTTCTGTCCAACGAAGCCATGCCCGTGGTGCTGGAAGAGGACGACCGCCGCCACGCCGTCATCTGGACGCCCGAGAAACTGCCGCCCGACTTCTACGCCGCCGTGCTCGCCGAGATCGCCGGTGGCGGCATCCCCGCGCTGCACGACTACCTGCTGCACCACGACACCGGCAACTTCAGCCCCGGCATGCTGCCGCCCTACACCGACGCCAAGGACGAGCTGATCCACCTCAGTCTCGACAGCACCGTGCGCTTCGTGCGCGAGATACGTCAGGGCGAACTCACCGGCATCAAGGCACGCCCCGCGCTCGCCACCGACGCCTACGACCTCTACCGCGTCTGGTGCGCCCGCACCGGCCACCGCGCCGGCCCCATGCCGCGGCTCGTCAACGCGCTCGCGCGCCGGGCCGACGTGCGCAGCGCACGCAAACGCTACAAGGACCCCATGGGCACCGACAAAGGCCCGCACGGCGTGCTCTACCTCGGCCAGCACGACGAATGCCCGCCCGGCGAAGCCGAGGCCGCGTGGCTGGGCCAGCACATCGAGGCCTTCCGCAAGTCCGTCGGCGTCTACAAGGGCGACAGCTATGACTGAGGCACGCTCGCTGCAACCCATCCTGTGCGGCATGTGCGGCAACACGTGCGGCATCCCGTGCGGCATCAAACCCTTGCGGCGCCTCGCTGTGCGGCATGTGCGGCATGCCCTTACGCAGGCGCGTGCCCGCGCCCGCACCTGCGCGCACCCGCGCACACACGCACGCCCATGCATGCCGCACATGCCGCACATGCCGCACAAGCGCCACACTGCGCCATTTCATGCCGCACGCATCACCGCACACCATGCCGCACAGTCGCGCGCGCGCGTCCAATCCCCCACTTTCGCTACGCGAAAAGAGGGAATGGTGGTGGAGGGCAGGACATGACCGCGCCCGATACCGCCAGCTTCGCCGGCTTCGCCCGCCTGCTCGGCGTCAAGCCGCAAGCCGTCACCGCCCTGCGCCATGCCGGCCGCCTGGTGCTCACCGCCGACGGCAAGCGCGTCGACGTCGCCGCCAGCCAGCAGCGCCTGCACGACACCGCCGACCCCAGCAAGGCCGGCGTGGTCGCCCGCCACGCCGCCGCGCGCGCCGCGCGCATGGGGGAGGCAGGGCCGGGCGAAGCCGCGGCCGCCAGCGGCGGCGAGGAAGGCGAGGATGGCGACGGCAATACCCCCGCCGGCCACGACTACCAGGGCAGCCGCGCGCGCCGCGAGCACTACCAGGCGCTGGAAGCCCAGCGCGTCTACGAAGTCGCCATGGGCAAGCTCATGGACGCCGGCGAAGTCGCCGCCGCCGTGGCCAGCGCCGCCACCACGCTGCGCACCCGGCTGGAAAGCCTGCCCGACGTGCTCGGCCCACAGCTCGCATCCATCAGCGACGAAGCGCAGGTGCGCGCCACGCTGGCCGAGGCGATCGAGCACGCGCTGGAGGAATGCTCGCGACAGTTCGGCGCGCTGGCGCGGGAGGTGGCGTGATGCGCAAGCATTCCCATCCCTACAAATCTCGCCCCGTTGCAGCCTCACACACGTGGTTAACTCCTCCGAACATCATCCGTGCGCTAGGGCCTTTCGATCTGGACCCGTGCGCTGCGCCTTCGCCGCGTCCATGGTCCACTGCAATACACCACATCGAGCTTCCGCACGACGGTCTGGCTGCAGACTGGCACGGTCGTGTCTGGTGCAATCCTCCGTTCGGTGCCCATACGAACAAGTGGCTTGATCGCATGGCCGTGCACGGCAATGGCATAGCTCTGGCCTTCGCACGCACTGACACCGCAATGTTTCATCGCAGCGTGTTCGATTCAGCGCATGCCGTGCTGTTCCTATCGGGCCGTCCCCACTTCCATCACTCCGATGGAACCAGGGCCAGCGGCAATAGCGGTGGCCCCATTTGCCTGATCGCCTATGGCGAAAGCAACGTCAACTCGTTGCGCGCTTCAGGATTGCCAGGCGTGATCATGCGTTGCCCGAGGAAATGCGCATGACCACCCCCGCCGCCCCGCGCATCCACGCCGCCATTGCCCGCGCACTCGCGCCGCGCAAGCCGCTCACCGTGTCGCAGTGGGCGGATGCGGAGCGCGTGCTGTCGAGCAAGGGCAGCGCGGAGCCGGGGCGCTGGCGCACGCATCGCAACCCGCCGCTGCGCGAGCCGATGGATTGCCTCAGCGCGCGCAGCACCGTGCAGGACGTGGTGCTGATGTTCCCCATCCAGTTCGGCAAAACCGAAGTCGCCGTCAACGCGCTCGGCTACACCATGGACCACCACCCGGGCCCGGTCATGGTGTGCCTGCCGGGCGAAGTGAGCATGAACAAGTGGGTGGCGCAAAAGCTTAACCCCATGCTGGAGGAAACCCCGGCCGCGCAACGCGCGCTCACCAGTGTGGCCAGCCGGGACAGCAGCAACACGCGCACCTTCAAGGACTTCGCCGGCGGCCAGTTGTACCTGGAACACGCCGGCAGCCCGTCGCGCCTCAAGTCCACCACCGTGCGCACCCTCATCGTGGACGAGCTGGACGAGTTCGCCGGCAACCTGCACAGCGGCGACGACCCGGTGGAGATGCTCAACGGCCGCACCAGCGCGTTTCCCGCCACGCACAAGCGGCTCTACATCAGCACCCCGCAGATGCAGGGCACCAGCCGCATCGAATACCTGTGGGAGCGCAGCGACCAGCGCCGCTACCACGTGCCGTGCCCCGACTGCGGCCACGAGCAGCCGCTGGAGTGGTCGGGCCTGCACTGGACGCCGGACGGCAGCGCCTGCTGGTACGTCTGCCGCGAGTGCGGCGTGTGCATCGACGAACACCGCAAGACCGCCATGATCGCCGCCGGCCGCTGGGTGGCCGAGCACCCGGAGCGCAAGCTGCGCGGCTACACCATCAACGCCCTGTACTACCCGCTCGGCCTCGGCCCGCGCTGGCTCGACCTGGTGCGCATGTGGCGCGACGCGCAAAGCGACCCCGCGCGCCTCAAGACCTTCATCAACGACCGCCTCGCGCAGCCGTTGGAAGACCCCGCCATGCGCGCGGTCAAGCACAACGTCATCGCCGACCGCGCCGAACCCTACCGCCTGCGCACCGCGCCGCTTGGCGTGCTCGCCGTCACCGCCGGCGTGGACACCCAGGACAACCGCCTCGCCGTGCACATCGTCGGCTGGGGCCGCGGCCTGGCCTGCTGGATCCTCGACTACGTGGAGCTGCCCGGCGACCCCGCCGACGACCAGGTCTGGGCCGACCTCACCGACCTGCTCAACCGCGGCATCGAACACGCGCGCGGCGGCCTGGTGCGGGTGGAGGCCGTCGCCATCGACGCCGGCGGCCACCGCACCGAGGCGGTCAAGGCCTACGTGCGCAGCCGCCGCGTGCGTCGCCCGCTGTGCATCTTCGGCGCCGTGCCCAACAACGCCCCGGTGCTCAGCAAGGGGCGCCTGCAAGACCTCAACTGGCGCAACCAGGTCGACAAGCGCGGCGTGATGATCCACCACGTCGGCACCGTCGGCATCAAGCACTGGCTCTATGCGCGCCTGTCCACCGACGCGGACAAGACCCCCGACACGCGCCTGGTGCACTTCAGCGACGAACTCAGCGCCGACTACATCGGTGGCCTGGTCAGCGAAACCTACAACCCCACCCGCAACCGCTTCGAAAAGCGCAAAGGCGGCCCGCGCAACGAGCCGCTGGACACCTGGGTCTACGCCTACGCCGCCGCCCACCACCCCGAGCTGCGCCTGCACCGCCTCAGCAAATCCGACTGGGATGCGCGCGAGTCGATGCTCGCCGCGGCGGTGGAAAAAAACGGCCCTGAAAAGTCCCCCGAACCGCCGTCGTCCGCGGCGGCCCTTGTTTCACGTGGAGCCAGCCGCAAGCGCGGCGGCTTCGCCACCAACTGGTAATCGCCATGGCCGCCAACGACCTGATCGCCGACATCCTGCAGCGCCTTCGCGACCGCTGCAAAAAGCTGCCCGCCGGACTCATCGAGGACATGGAGCAGGAACTGCGCGCCGACTGGGGCGGCGAACGCCATTACATCGCCAAGGGCGGCGAAAGCGGCCGCGCGCAACTGGAGGCGCGCGACCGCCAGATCCACGCCGAACACCAGCGCGGCGACCACGACGAGCTCATCGCCCGGCGCCACGGCATCAGCATCAAGCGCGTGCGGCAGATCCTCTCCGCCGGCGCGCTGGCGGGAAACGCTTTGCCTTAATCGTTTCCCGCCGAGGCTGGCACGGTGCGCGCCATGCCGCCGAATCCTGCCTGCCGTATCCCCACCCAATTCACCGCCGGCGACAGCCTCAGCTGGCTGCGCCAGGCGCCCAGCGACCTGCAGCCCGCCGACGGCTGGCTGCTGCATTACGTGCTGGTGGGGCAGGGCGGCGTCTACAGCTTCGACGGCACCGCGCAAGGCACCGCCTGGCAGGTGTCCGTCGACGCCGCCACCACCGCGGCGTGGGTGCCCGGCCGCTACACCGCGCAGGAATACGTGAGCAACGGCAGCCAGCGCCTCACGCTCACCAACTACGTCGTGGTCATCGCGCCCGACCTGGCCGCCGCCACCGGCCCGGTGGACACGCGCAGCCACGCGCAGAAAGTGCTGGACGCCATCGACGCGTGGCTGGAAAGCAAGGCGCCGGTGGCCGGCAGTTTCGAGATCAGCGGCCGCAAGATCAGCTACTACCCGCTGGCCGACCTGCTCAAGCTGCAGTCGCGCTACCAGCAGATCGTGGCCGATGAGCTGGCGGCCAACGGCGGCACTGCCGGCGTACGCATCCTGGCGCAGCTGTGATGTTCGGCTTCCTGCGCAAGCGCACCGCCGCACCTTCCGCCCCGCACGATGGTCGCCGCGCCTTCGACGCCGCCCAGGTCAACCGCCTCACCGCCAGTTGGCTCACCACCAACTGGGCGATCGACGCCGAGCTGCGCACCGACCTCGACCGCCTGCGCGCGCGCAGCCGCGACCTGTTCAAGAACAACGAGTACGGCGCCCGCTTCGGCGCGCTGGTCAAAAGCAACGTGGTCGGCCCCGAAGGCTTCCAGCTGCAGGTGCGCGCGCAAGACCCCGGCGGCAAGATGGACGACTACGCCAACCGCGCGCTGGAGTCCGCGTTCTGGCAATGGTCGCGGCCGGACCAGTGCGATGTGGTCGGCAAGCGCAGCTTTGCCGACATCTGCAACGGCGCCGCGCTGGCCCTGGCACGCGACGGCGAGTTCCTCATCCGCAAGCGCCGCGGCGCCGGCGCCGGCGCGTTCGGCTACCAGCTGCAGCCGCTGGACGTCGACCGCCTCGACACGCTCTACAACATCTTCCCCGCCAACGGCCGCAACGCCATCATCATGGGCGTGGAGGTCGACGAATGGGGCAAGCCGGTCGCCTACCACCTGTGGGATCGCCACCCCACCGAATCGCCCAACGTCAGCCGCGTGCGCCAGCGCGTGCCGGCCGACGAGATCATCCACGGCTTCATCCCGATCGCCGACGAGCAGCGCCGCGGCATCCCGTGGATGCACGCCGCCATGCGCCGGGTCAACGACCTGGGCGCCTACCGCGAGGCCGCGGTCATCGCCGCGCGCATCGGCGCCAGCCAGATGGGTTTCTTCACCAGCGCGGACGGCCCCGCCGGCCAGCCCGGCATGTCCACCGACGGCAAGGACGACGCCGGCAACTTCGTGCATGAGGCCGCCCCCGGCACGTTCGAAACGCTGCCGGCCGGCTACGACTTCAAGCACTTCAACCCCGACTACCCGCACGCGCAGTTCGACGCGTTCTGCAAGGGCACCTTGCGCGGCATCGCCAGCGCCATCGGCTGCAGCTACCACAGCCTCGCCAACGACCTCGAAGGCGTCAACTACTCCAGCATCCGCGCCGGCACGCTGGAAGAGCGCGACATGTGGATGGCCGTGCAGCGCTGGTTCATCACCGCGCTGCTGGTGCCCGTGTACGAGAACTGGCTCGACATGGCCCTGCTCGGCGGCTCCGTGCTGCTGCCCAACGGCAGCGCGCTGCCGCTCGCCAAGAAAGCCAAGTTCCTCGACCACCAGTGGCAGGGCCGGCGCTGGCAGTGGGTGGACCCGCTCAAGGACATGGCCGCCAACGTGCTCGCCATCGAGAACGGCCTCACCAGCCCGCAGCAGGTCGCCACCCAAACCGGCCGCGACATCGAGGAAGTCGTCGACGACCTCAAGCGCTTCCAGGACCTGCTCAAGGCCAAGGGCGTCACCCTCACCGGCACCACCGTGCCCACCGGCACCGTGGCCAGCGCGGTTGCCGCCAGCGGCAGCGATGCCGGCCAGCAAGACCAGGTGAAACCGGGCAAGGCGTGATGGAAACGCTTTGCCTTAGTCGTTTCCACGCCACCCCGCAAAGTCCACGCCCATGAACGCCAAGCTCCCCGAATCGCTCAAATCCGGCGCCACCGGCGAACGCTTCCTGCGGCTGGACGACGCCAACCGCGTCATCGACGCCGAGGCGCGCACCGTCACCCTGGCCTTTGCCAGCGAGACCCCGGTGCCGCGCTACTGGGGCAACGAGGTGCTCGACCTCAGCTCCAGCGCCATGCGCCAGGGGCGCCTGGCCAGCGGCGGCGCGTTGCTCATGGACCACGACGCCCGCGACCAGGTCGGCGTCATCCAATCGGTGCAGATCGGTGCGGACCGGGTGGCCCGCGCCGTGGTGCGCTTCGGCAAAAGCGCGCGCGCCAACGAGGTATTCCAGGACGTGGTGGATGGCATCCGCCAGAACGTGTCCGTGGGCTACCGCATCCATGAGGCCCGCCTCGATTCCACCAGCGACGACGCCGGCGACACCTACCGCGTCACCGACTGGGAGCCCTACGAAATTTCCATGGTCAGCGTGCCCGCCGACGCCAGTGTAGGCGTGGGCCGCAGCGCCGACCAACCCATTGCGCAAGCCCCGGAGACCCGCACCATGTCCATCGAAGCCACCCCGGCCGCCCCGGCCATCGACACCGCCGCCCTCACCGCCGAAGCCCAGCGCAGCGGCGCCGAGGGCGAGCGCAAGCGCATCGCCGACATTACCGCCGGCGCCGACCAGCTGGCCAAGTACCCGGCCGTGCGCGACATCGCCGCCGAGGCGATCCGCAGCGGCTGGAGCATGGACCAGTTCCGCGCCAAGGCGTTCGAGCACGTCGCCACCAAGCCGCTGCCCGGCGCCGACATCGGCATGAGCAACACCGACGTGCGCAGCTACAGCTTCCTGCGCGCGCTCAACGCGCTGGCCAACCCCACCGACATGCGCGCCCGCGAGGCGGCCAGCTTCGAGTTCGAGGCCAGCCGCGCCGCCGGCGACAAGCAGAACCGCGAGGTCAAGGGCTTGCTGGTGCCGGCCGACGTCCTGCGCAGCAGCCTCATGCAGGGGCTGGCCACGCGCGCCTCCGACGACCTGGTCGGCACCGCCGGCAAGGGCGGCAACCTGGTCGCCACCAACCTGCTCAGCAGCAGCTTCATCGACCTGCTGCGCAACGCCATGGTGATCAACCGCATCGGCGCGCAGTTCCTCAGCGGCCTGGTGGGCAACATCGCCATCCCGCGGCAGGACGGCGGCGGCACGTTCTACTGGGTGGCCGAGGACGGCGCGCCCGCCAGCAGCGGCCAGGGCTTCGACCAGGTGCCCATGTCGCCGCATTCCGGCGCAGCCAAGACGCAGATCAGCCGCAAGCTGCTGCTGCAGTCGTCCATCGACGTGGAAAGCTTTGTGCGCAACGACCTCGCCAAGGTCGTCGGCCTGGGCATCCAGCAGGCCGCCATCAACGGCTCGGGCTCCAGCAACCAGCCCACCGGCATCCTCACCACCTCCGGCATCGGCAGCCAGGTCGGCGGCGCCAACGGCGCGGCGCCCACCTGGGCCAACATCGTCGGGCTGGAAACCGCGGTCGCGGTGGCCAACGCCGACGTGGGCACGCTGGGCTACCTCACCAACGCAGCGGTGCGCGGCAAGCTCAAGAGCGTGCAGAAGTTCACCACCAACCCGGGCGGCGACGCCATCTGGACCGCGGGCGACACGCCGCTCAACGGCTACCAGGCCGGCGTCACCAACGCGGTGCCGGGCAACGGCACCAAGGGCACCGGCACCAACCTGTCGAGCATCATCTTCGGCAACTTCGCCGACCTGATCATCGGCCTGTGGGGTGGCCTGGAGCTGCAGGTGGATCCGTACAGCGCGGGCGATTCCGGTGCGGTCATCGTGCGCGCCTTCCAGGACGTGGACGTGGCCGTGCGCCACCCGGAAAGCTTCGCCGCCATGGTCGACGCGATCACCGCGTAAGCCATGGGCCTCGACGACTTCCAGCAGCCCACCCGTGACCTGCTCGCCGTCCTCGGCGAGCAGGTCACGGCCGTGCGTGGCGCGACGTCGTCCAGTTTCCTCGCCTTCGTCGACGACGCCGTGCAAACGGTGGGCCAGCGCGGCCAGGTGTACGGCAACAAGCGCGTGCTGGCCATGATGCTGGCCGACTGGCAGCCGCAACGCGGCGACCTGTTCACCGTGCGCGGCAAAGCCAGCAAGCTCGAAGAGATCATGCAGGACGACGGCATCGTGGTGTCGGTGGTGCTGCATGGTTGAGTCGCGCACCTGGGCCATCATCACCGCGCTGGCCGCGCAGCTCGCCACCATCACGGTGGCCAACGGCTACCTCACCGACGTGGGCGGCAACGTGTGGACCACCGACGCCCAGCGCCCGGACACCGACGCGCTGGGCCTGATGATCTACAGCGAGAGCATCACCGGCGCCGGCATCGACCGCGAGCGCCCCGGCAAGCCCACCCGCGACTTCACCCTGCTGGTGGAGGCCGCCATCGGCACCGACCTCGACGATGCGCAGCAGCAGATCCACGCGCTGATTGAGGACATCGACACCTGCGTGGCCGCCTACGCCCGCGCGCAGGCCGGCAAGCCCGCGGAGCAGGTCACGCCCATGCGCGTGGCCGACATCGCCATCCTCGACCGCCCCGAAGGCGCGGCCGTCATCGCCATGCAGGCGCGCATCGTTGCGAGGTTCTTCCGATGAGCCGCGCCGACGTGGTGGAACTGGGCGGCATCGTCGACGCCATGCAGGCGCTCGACGCCATCCCTGCGCGCATCCTGCTCGCCCAGCAGCGCGCGCTCGGCACGTTGCGGCGCCGGCTCGGCACCGAGGCCAAGCGCGACATCGGCGCGGAGTACAACCTGCGCGCGCAGCGCATCGCCGAAGGCCTGCAGGTCAAGGACTCGCCCGACGGCATCAAGCTGGTGGGCAAGTCGCGCGGCATCAACGCCATCGAGTTCGGCGCCACCTGGTCGCGCGTCACCGGCAGCGGCCTCACCGCCACGCTCAGCCGGCGCCGGTTCACCGCCATCCGTTTCGCCGCGCGGGCCTTGCGCGGTGACGCCGCGCTGGGCGCGCGCTTCGCCATCAAGCGCGGCAGCGGCGCCAGCGTGCATGCCGGAAGCTTCATCGCGCGCGGCAAGAACGGCGCGCAGCTGGTGTTCGAGCGCAGCGGCAAGCCGCGCCTGCCCATCCAGGGCGTCTACGGCCCCAGCGTGGGCCAGATGCTCAAGCACGGGCGCCGCCCCGAGCGCCTGGTCGACTTCGCCATCCGCACGCTGCAGGCGGAGCAACGCCGCCTGCTGGGAGCCTGACATGCGCACCATCACCCTGCTCAAGCCGCACACGCATGCCGGCCACGCCTACGCCGCCGGCGACACGCTCGACGTGTCCACCGTCGACGCCTTGTGGCTCGAAGCCGTCGGCATCGCCCGTCCCGGCGGTCGCGGCCGGCCCACCGTCACCACGCCCGCCGCCGCGTCGCCCGCGCCGGGCACCCCCGATTCGGCCGAGCTGCCCAGCGCCGACGCCACCGACACCCCCACCGGAGTCTGATCCATGAACACCGAAAACTACTACTACGGCCAGGGCCGCATCTCCGTCGCCAATCGCGACCCGTCCACCGGCGCGCTCGGCGCGTGGCGCTGGGTGGGCGACGTGAGCGCCCTCAGCTTCAAGATGGCGGTGCAGAAAGTGCAGCACAACGAGTCGTACAGCGGCGCGGTGGCCGAAACGGTGAACTTCCCCACCAAGAAAACCGCCACGCTGGACATGACCCTCAACCAGATCGACGCGGACAACCTCTCGCTGGCGCTGTTCGGCACCAAGCAGACCATCCCCACCGGCACCGTTACCGCGGAAGACCTGGGCACGCTGGCGGCCGGCGACGTGTTCTACCTCGCCAACCCGGGCGTGTCCGCGCTGGTGATCACCGACAGCACCGGCACGCCCAAGACGCTGGTGGCAGGCACCGACTACACGCTGGACGACGCCAACTTCGGCCGCTGCACCCTGGTCGACGTCGGCACCTTCACCATGCCGCTCAAGGCCGCCTACAGCTACGCCGCGCGCACCGCGGTGGGCATGTTCACCGCGCGCCAGCCCAGCGTGGCGCTGCGCTACGAGGGCATCAACCTGGCCGAGGGCAACGCGCCGGTGCTGGTGGACCTGTACAAGGTCAACACCGACCCGCTGGCCGACCTCGCGCTGATCACCACCGGCAACGACGTCGCCGGCATGCAGGTGAGCGGCGGCGTGCTGCTGGATACCACCAAGGCGGCCAGCGGCCCGCTGGGCCAGTTCGGCAGCATCCAGATGATCGGCGCCACGGCGTAATGGGCACGGAAGCCGACGACAAGGGTGGCGCGCCCGAGCTCGCCATCCTCTACCCCGAGCGGCACGCCAGCATCGCTGGCGTCGCCGTCACCATGCGCGAATACGGCTTCGCCGAGTCGCTGCGCCACGCCGCGCCCATCCAGGCCTTCACCGACGCCATCACCGACACCGCGCTGGCAGGCAACTTCCACGACCTGGACAGCCTGCGGCTGGTGTTTGGCGCCCAGGGCGAGCACGTCATGCAGCTCATCGCCGCCGCCTGCGACCAGCCGCTGGACTGGGTGCAAGGCTTGGGTGCCGAGGACGGCGAGCTGCTGATGATGCTGTGGTGGGGGTGCAACGCCGATTTTTTTCTCAGGCGCGTACTGCTCAGCGTGCAGCTGCGAAAGGTACGCGAGCTCGGTGGTCCGACATTCACGCCACCCTCATCGGCGCCGGCCACCAACCCGGCGACATCGCCCGCTACACCTACCGCCAGCTGATGCTGTATTACCGCGCGGCGCTGCGCAACGAACGGCGCCGCGCCCGCATGCAACTCATCGTCGCCACCAGTGCCGGTGCCGGCGGCAACGCCGCCAGCGACCTGTACCGCAAGCTTGAGGATTGACCGTGGCCGTCCAGGACTACGAACTGCTGCTGCGCGTACGCGCAGACCTGATCGAAGCCTTGAATGGCCTGAAAGGCCTCAACACCGCGCTGGGTGACGCCGGCGCGGCCGCGGGCAAGCTGGGCGAAAGCGAGGCGCAGGCCACCGACCGCATCAAGGCCATGGTGCAGGCCAGCCGCGACCAGCAGCAGGCGCTGCAGGGCGCGGCCAGCGCCACCCGCGACGCCGCCGACCAGTCCGCCCGCACCGTCGCCGCCTACGACCAGCAAGCCGCCGCGGCGCAGCGCGCGGCCGCCGCCAACGTCGACTACAACCGCAGCTTCAGCCAGGCCGGCGGCAACACCACCAGCACCGCGTCCGCCACCGCCCAGCTCGCCGCCCAGCGCGCCGAAATGGCCAAGCTGGCCCAGCAGATCGACCCCACCGTCAACGCGCTGGCCAAGCTCGACGCGCAGGAACGCTCGCTCAACGCCATGCGCAAGGCCGGCGTGGTCGGCATCGAGGACTACCAGCGCTTCAAGGCCGTCATCGACGCCAACCGGCTGTCCATCACCGGCGCCGGCAACGCCATGCACAGCTTCAGCCTCAACACCGCGCAAACGCGGCTGGAAATGGGCCGGCTGATCAAGGACATCGGCACCGGCCAGTGGGGGCGCCTGGCCAGCACCGGCACCACGCTGGCCAACCAGGCTGGGTTCATCAGCGCGCTGTTCTCGCCGATCGGCCTCGCCATCGGCGGCATTGTCGGCTCGCTGGGCCTGTTCGCCGTGGCCGCCATCCAAGCGCAGGACGATGCCGCCAAGTTCAACCAGGCCATCATCCAGACGGGCAACTATGCCGGCGTGACCTCCGGCCAGTTGACGCTCATGGCGACTCAGATGCGAGCGCCGTTCAACCAGGCGGAGAGCACGCTGCAGCTGCTGGTGCAATCCGGCAAGGTTACCCACGACCGACTGCAGGAAGCGGGGCAGGCTGCCATCGACCTGGCGACCGTTACCGGCGAGAACATCAAAAAGACCGTCGCGGAGTTCGTGAAGCTGCAGGACGACCCAGTGCGCGCTGCAAAGGCGCTCGACGACAGCCTGCATGTGCTTACGCTCTCGCAGTACGAGAACATCAAGGCCCTCGCCGAACAAGGGGATGCCGATTCGGCGGCAGCCATCGCGCAGACGGCATTTGCCGATGCACTCCGCGCCCGTGCAGTGGACGTGCAGAAGAGCACGGGCCTGATGGCAAAAGCGTGGGACAACCTGAAATCGCATGTCACGGCGACATGGAACGCCATGATGAAGGTGGGTGCGCCCACCACCAACAGCGAGGATGTGGCCAACATCGATCAGCAGCTCGATGCCTACCGCAAGCGCGTCGCGGAAATCCGTGCACGCAGCGGCAACACGGCGCCGATCAGCGATGCGGAGCTGGCCAACGCGCCGGAGATCGCGCTTTCGCAGGACAAGATCAAGGCGTTGCTCGCGCAAAAGCAAACGGCGGAATCCGGCGCGCTGTTCGAAAAGTGGGTGTCCGACACGGAATCTCAAAACACCCGGATCAACACCGAGGCGAAGAAAGCCAGCGATACGATGGACAAGTATCTGCGGGCCGCCAAGAGCGACAAGGTGAAGGCCGCCGAAATTGCCGAGGTAAAAAAGGCCACTGCCAAGCTCATCGCCGACAACCCGGCGTTCAAGGATCAATATCTGGCGGACGAAAAGACCGCCATCGCCGGCATCGAAAAGAAGTTCAAGGCGCCGCGCGCCCCGCGCGAAAAAAGCGACGCCGGCGCCGTCGCCGCGCAGCAGCAACTGATCAAGCTGCTGGGCGACGAGCAGGGCGCGCTGGACCCCACCGTCAAGGTGTGGGCCGACTACAACGACAAGGTGGCCAAGGCCAACGAGCTGGCCGCCAAGGCCAAGACCGCGCGCGGCGCCGACATCGCGGCCATCAACGCCCAGCGCGACGCGGTGATCGCCAACGCCGGCGCCGTGCGCGACGCCGCGCTCGACAAAGAGGCGAATAAAGATCGTGAAGCCTTCGAAAAGCTGCAACAGAGCCTGCAGAACGCCAACGGCATCAAGTTCGAGCAACTCGTCAGCCAGCTGAACGCGCTTCAGAAATGGCTGGACAAAGGCGTCATCACGGCCAGCGAATACCACGACGCCGTGCAGGGAGTGCTCAATACGGGCCTCAAGCCATTGCCGAAATACAAGGGGCTCGATGGTGCGGTCGGCGGCGCCTTCGGCGAGTTGGACAAGGTCAATGCGGCTGGCAATGACCTCGACAGCCAATACACCGATCAGCTGAAGGCGCTCAACAAATTCCACGAACAGAAACTCCTGTCCGATCAGGATTTCGTGACCAAGGAAAACGCACTCTACACACAGTATTACGCCGAAAAGCAGAGCCTGCAGCGGGCCAGCGACCTGGCCATTTACGTGGGCATGTCCACTTCGCTGGAGCAGTCTGCACAGTTGGTGATGAAAAGCGTGGGCAAGAACAGCGAGGCCTATCGCATCGCCTTTGCCGCCAGCAAGGCGGCAGCGATCGCGCAGGCCACCATGAACATGTTCAAGGCCATCAGCAACGCAGGTGCCGACGTGCCGTTCCCGGCCAACATACCGGCCATGGCCATGATGGGCGCGAGCATGGTTTCGCTGCTCGCACAGATTGCATCGTTGAAGGTGGGCTACGCCGCTGGCGGCTACACCGGCCCCGGCGGCAAGCACCAGCCGGCCGGCATCGTGCACGCCGGCGAAGTGGTATTCAGCCAGCGCGACGTGGCGCGCCACGGCGGCGTGGCCGCGGTGGAAAGCCTGCGCCTGGGCGGCGCGCCCAGCTTCGCCGACGGCGGTTACGTGCCCGCGCTGCCCAGCCTGGGGGCGCCGCTGGGCCTGGCCGCCGGCGTGGCCGATGCCGCCGCGGCGCGCCGCGCCGGGCCGGACGGCGCGCCATCCGATGCCGGCCAAACGCACATCCACGTGTGGAGCATGGAAGAGGCCGCGCAAAAGCTCGCCGAGGTGCCCAGCTTCCAGTCCGCGGTGGTGCATATCGTGGGCGACAACCCGCGCACCATCCAGGGCAAGTGGGGGCGATGATGGGCTACGCCATCGGCCAGCCCGTGCTGTGGCCCGCGCCGCCCGACTGGGACAACGGCGTGGACGAAACGCTGACATGGCTCACCGACGTGATGCAGTCCAGCGGCAGCGCGCTGCAACAGGCGCGCGCCTTGCGCGGCACGCCGCGCCGCACGCTGGCATTCCAGACCACCGACATCACCGACGCCCGCCGCATCGTCGACGCCATCGCGTTCGGGCTGGGCACCGGCCAGTGCCTGGTGCCGATCTACCCCGACGTGCAGTGGCTGGGCGCTGCGCTCGCGCTCGGTGCCATCAGCATCCCTTGCGACACCGCCGGTTACGACTTCGTCATCGGTGGTCAAGTGGCGCTGTGGCAGAGCGAACAGGCATGGGAGCTGGCCACGGTGGACGCCATCGCGGCCGACCACCTCACCCTGGCCGCCGGCACCGCCAACGCGTGGCCACTCGGCACGCGCCTGTACCCGGTGCGCAAGGCACGCCTGCAGAGCATGCCCACGGCCACCCAGGCCAGCTCCGACGCGTCCAGCCTCAAGGTGAGCCTGCTGCTGGACGAGCCCTGCGACTGGCCGGCGGCGTGGCCCGGCACGGCCACCTACCGCGGCGTTCCCGTGCTGGAGTGGCGCGGCGACGAAGGAGACAACCCCACCGTGCAATACACGCGGCAGGGCAGCAGCGTGGACGAGTCCACCGGCCCCATCTGGTATTTCGACCTGCCCGGGCTGCCGTTTCGGGTGCAGTCGCAAAGCTTCGTGCTGGGCGATCGTCCCGCGCATACCGCGTTCCGCTCGCTGCTGTACGCACTGGCCGGGCAGGCCGGCCAGATGTGGGTGCCCAGCTGGCAGGACGACCTGAGCCTGCTCGCCGCCATCGCCGGCACCGACACCACGATCAGCGTGGCGCCGTGCTACTACAGCCTGTTCGGCGCGCAGCAGGTCAACCGCCGCGACATCCGCATCGAGCTGGTCGACGGCACCGTGCTGTACCGGCGCATCACCGGCAGTGCGCAGCTGGCCAACAGCGAAACCCTGCAAATCGACAGCGCGCTGGGGCAAGCGGTCGCGCCCGCGCAGGTGCGCCAGATCAACTGGCTCACGCTCAGCCAGCTCGCCGGCGACTCGGTGAAGCTCAGCCACCTCACCGACGCCAACGGCGTCGCCACGTGTCGACTGTCCTGGCAGGGAGTGCAGAACAGTGTTTGACGATTTCGAACTATCGCGCCGTGGCGGCAAGCCCACCCACCTGTTCCGCTTCACGCGGCAGGGCGTGGTGTGGCGCTACGCGGCGTGCGAGCGCGACGTGGTGATCGGCGGCTTCACCTGGCTGGCGGCGCCCATGGCGCGCAGCGAGATCAAGCAGACCATCGAGAAGGCGCAGGACAACGTCACCATCACCTTGCCGTACAACCGCAACCCGGCCAACACCGACCCGGTGACGCAGCCGCTGGGCGACAACTGGCACCCGTACACGCCGGGCGACACCGTGGGCGTGGTGTGTCTGGCCACCCACCTCAACGACCCGGACCAGCAGATCATCGTGGAGTGGATGGGGCAGGTGGGCCAGCCCAAGTTCACCGACGGCAAGCTCGAACTCACCTGCGTGCCCATGAACAGCTTGGGCAAGGCGCAGCGGCAGGGTGCGAAATGGCAGATCGCCTGCTGGAAAACGGTGTATTCCACCGGCCTGCGCGGCTGCAACCTGGACCGCACGGCGCAGACCATCGCCGCCACGCTCACCGCGGTGAGCGGCCTCACGTTGACGGCCGACGCCTTCGGCACCGCGCCCTTGCCGCTCTCCGGTGGCGCGCTGGACTTCACCGACGGCGCGGGCCTGGTGCAACGGCTCAGCATCATGGAGCACACGGGCACCAGCATCACCTTGCTGTCCGGCGCGGCCGGGCTGGTCGTTGGCGCCGCGGTGAGCGTGGCACCGGGTTGCCCGCGCACCTGGGCAGCCTGCACCGCGCGCGCCAACACCGACAACTACGGCGGCGCCATCTACAAGCCCGTCAAGAATCCTTACCAAGGGCAGAGCATGTCATGGGGCTGATCGCACGCATCCGGCGCTGGCGCTACGTCTACGGCTGGCGGCTGCGCTACTGGTGGCTGGACACGCCGGCCGGCCTGCACACGCGCCTCGGCCTGGCGGTGGTGTGCTCGCTGCTGGTGATCGGCAACGCGATCGCGCTGGCGGTGAAGGTGGCCACGCCGGCGCCCAAGAACCAGCCGCAGCACGCCGTGGTATGGTTCGTGGTGTGGGCGGTGATCATCCTGGTGTCCGCCATCATCGGCTACATGCTGGCCGCCGGCGCCGGCAAGCCGCAGGCGGCGCCCACCCAGGGCGACACGCCCACCACCGACGACGGCCAGAGCGTGCGCCACCACTTCGGCACCTGCTGGGTGGACGACAGTTTCCTGCTGGCGTGGAAGCTGATGGGCCGCTCGCCGATCAAGAGCGGGGGCGGCAAATGATCGTCACCACCCGCCACGTGTTCACCATCCCGTACTTCCGCGCGCGGCAGGGGTTCTGCCGCGACGGCATGCGCCGCTGGTTCGCCGCGCACGGGCTGGACTGGGCCGACTTCAAGGCCAACGGCATCGAGGCCGAGCGGCTGGAAGCGATCGGCGACGCGTTCGCGCTCGCCACCGTCAAGTGGGCGCGCGAGTGCGCGGCAGCGGAGGCGCACCATGGGTAAGAGCAGCAGCCAAACCATCGGCTACTGGTACAACGTGGCCTACCATGCCGGCCTCGGCATCGGCCCGATCGATGCGTTCCTGGAGTTCCGCGGCGGCGACAAGACCGCCTGGGCCGGCAATCTCACCGCCAGCGGCACCCTCAGCATCAACGCACCCAACCTGTGGGGCGGCGAGAAAGACCAGGGCGGCATCCAGGGCGACGTCGACGTGTTGTTCGGCGAGGCTACGCAGGTGCCCAACGCCTACCTGCAGCAGGCCTTCGGCGCCCAGGTGCCGGCCTGGCGCGGGCTGGCCACGCTGGTGTTCAAGGGTGGCCGTTACGGCGCGATGAACCCCTACCCGCAAAAGCCGGCGTACAAGATCCAGCGTATCGTCAAAGGCTGGGACGGCGATGCGTGCTGGTACCCGGAAAAAGCATCGATTACGATGGGTACGGGGCACGCATCGACCACGGACGGTTATTTCCTGGTGCAGGCCGGCGAAGATATCCTCAATGTGGCCGGCGGCGTGACTACCGTCTACGGCACTGTGCCCAATACGTTCGTCGGCACAGCGCATCAGATCGCCCAGCTATGCCTGGATACGCGCAATGCCACGGATGGTTCGACGTTCCACCTCAAGGAAGCGTTTGTCAGCGCGCAAGGCGATAAATTCATCATCGGCAGCACCAGCATCGAGAATGGCAACAACTTCGGCATCGCCGGCGTGCGCGTGCAGCCGACATGCCCATTGGGCTATGCGACATCCTTCGAGGAACACGGCAGCGGCAGCACGCTCGGCGTGACGGAACCCACTGTGGTGTGCACCATCAATTACGGGTTCTTCGCGATGAACCCCGCGCACATCCTCTACTACGCACGCACCCAGCAGGACATGGGTCGCGAGCCGACGGCAAACATGAGCGACGCCAGCTTCCGCGCCGCGGCCGACTGGTACGCCGCGCAAGGCTTCGGCCTGTGCACCGAATACGACCCGGCCAGCGAAAGCCTGGACGACTTCATCACACGCATCGAAAAGGTGGCCGGCTGCAGCATGAGCCGCAGCCCGGTCGACGGCCTGTGGTATCTCGACGTGGCCAATGGCGTCTACGACCTCGCCACGCTGCCCATCCTCGGCGACGACGACATCCTCGACTTCAGCGTGTCGCCTAACCTGCAGGACAGCGCCACCAACAGCGTGAGCGTGCAGTATTTCGACCCGCAACAGAAAGAGACGATCAGCACCGCGCCGGTGCAGGCGATGGCGCTGGTCGATGCGTTCGGCACCATCCACGACCAGGTGGCCTACGCCGAAGTGCCCACCAGCGACCTGGCGCTGCGGCTGGCCACGCGCAACTTGCGCGCCGCCGTCACGCCGGCCCGCGCGTTCACGCTCACCACCACGCGCCTCACCTACGGCTGGCGCGTGGGCACGTATTTCCGGCTGCAGTCGCCCAAGCGCGGCATCGTCGACATGGTGTGCATCCTGGCCGAAAAGTCCTCGGGCACGCTCAAGTCCGGCGCCATCAAGCTCACTGCCTCGCAGGACATCTACAGCCTGCCCACCGCCAGTTTCGTCGATGCCGAGCACGGCGTGGACACGCGCCCCTCGCAGATCCCGATGCCGATCACCCTGCAGCAGGCCTTCGAGGCGCCCTACGTGGTGGTAGCAACCAGCTTGTCGCGCGCCGACCTGGCGGTGCTGCCGGACGACGTGGGCTACCTGCTGGCTGTGGCGGCCGATCCGGCGGCAAGCCGCGACTTCACCCTGATGGTTTCCGCCGCCGGCGGCGCCTATGCGCCCACCGCGAACGGCGACTGGTGCGCCACGGCCAGCGTGGTCGAGGCCAGCGGCTTCGACGATACGGCGTTCACCCTGGCCGGCGGGGTCGGCTTGGCGAACATCGCCACCGGCATGCCGGCGTTGTGGGGCAGCGAGATCGTGCGGGTGGACGCCATCGACGCCAGCACCGGCGCCGTCACGCTGGGCCGCGGCTGCGCCGACACCGTGCCGGTCAAGCATGCCGCGGGCGAGCGCCTGTGGTTCTACGCCACCGCGCAGGCGGCCGACCGCACCGAGTACACCGACGGCGAGGTCATCAACGCCAAGCTGCTCACCAACACCGGCAGCCAGCAGTTGGATCCAGCCGTGGCCACCGCGCTGCCCGTGACCTTCGCCAGCCGCGCCGCGCGACCCTACCCGCCGGGCCAGCTGCGCATCAACGGCATCGTCGATCCCTCCGCCATCGTGGGCGCCATCACCGTGAGCGGCGTGCATCGCGATCGCGTGCTGCAGGCCGACCAGCTGGTGGACAGCACGATGGCCACCGTCGGCCCGGAAGCCGGCACCACCTACACCGTGCGCTACTACCTCAACGATGCGCTGCTGCATACCGACAGCGGCCTCTCGGCACCCAGCTCGACCTACACGCCGTCGGGTGCCGGCATCCTCCGCGTCGAGGTGGAATCCGTCCGCGATGGACTGACCAGCACGCAGATGCACATACGCCAGTTCACCATTGGCCAGCCGCTGCTCGACGAAACCGGCGCCACGATCACTACCGAAGACAACCAGCTCATCATCATGGGGTAAGGCCATGCCAAAAATTTCCGAAATGGCCGCGCCGGCGGCGCTCTCCGGCCTCGAACTCATCCCCGGCCTGCAGGGCGCTGCCAACGCCGGCATGCCGCTGCTGGCGCTTGGCGGCCTGCCGCGCGGCAACGTGTTGCAGCTGCGCCGACCCTACGCCGCGGACCTGTCCGCCACCACCGATGCCGACCCAGGCGCCGGCAAGCTGCGCTGGAACAACGCCGCGCCGGCCTCGGCCACCATGTTGTACATCGACAACGCCGCCAGCGACGCCACCGACATCTCGGCCAGCTGGGCCACGCTGGCCGTGGGCGGCTATGTCTACGTGCAAGGCAGTGCGGACGGTTCCCACCGCGCGAACTGGCAGAAGTGGCAGATCACATCGGTGACCACGGCCAGCGGCTACGCCAAACTCGGCGTTAGCCTGCAGGCCAGCGCCGGCGTGTTCGCCGATACCGACGCGGTCGAGCTTACCCTGCAGCAGCCCACCCCTTCGCCGGGCGTGGATCGCAACAAGGTCAATGCCATCGTCGTGACCAGCGGCAATGCCGCGCTGGATTGCTCGCTGGGCGACTACTTCACGCTGGCGCCCACCGCCAACGTCACCGGCTGGACGATCAGCAATGTGCCGCCGGCCTGTTCGCTGATGATCGACATCACCCAGGACACCACCGCGCGCACCATCGCGTGGCCAACCTCGTTCAAGTGGGCGAATGGATCGCCTGGCGCAGTGTCCACCGCGGCAAGCGCCAAGGACGTGCTGGCCGTCACCACCTTCGACGGCGGCGCCACCTGGCGCGCTACCCTCGCCAAGGCCTTCGCATGAGTGCGCGCGGGCATCAGGGGTTGCTCATGGCATCGAACAGCGCGCTTGCTATGCTGATCTCCAGCCTTGCCCCCGCCACATGGTTGCGACTCAACGACAACTCGTCGTCGAGCAGTTCCGTGACCGATAGCGCAGCATCGCCGGCGGCGGGAACGCTTTATAGCGCAGTCAATGGCGTGGCATTGTCCACGGTCAACACGTCGACCCGGAGCAGCCCCGGCCTGGTGGCGGGCGATTCGGACCGATGCTTCAACTTCGGCGGCAACACCGCCCTGGATTCCCCAAATCGTTTCTTTAGCAATCCAACGGGCTGGACCGTGTTTTGCATCGTCGAGCCCCCCTCCGCACCGGCGGGAGGCGTCGCTATTTCCTTTCAACTTACCTCAAATCCCCTCGGCAACGGCGAGCCGGAGTTTGGCATCGCCGATGTTGGCGCTGGAAAGTTCCGGCTGCGCTGTTTGTTATCCGGTATTTCCGAGATCAGCATGCAAAATGCGCACCCGACGTGGGACTATGGCACCCGGCTGGCTGTGGTGGTCAAAAAAGAGGTCAACGGCGTCGTCAAGGAATTCGTGAACGGCAGTCTTGTGAACACCTCATCGTCGGCACCGGGCTTCAATTATGCGGGCGGCGCTTTGCGCTGGGGGTATGGGCGTTTCCAGAACGGAGCCGCATCGAACTACTACCAGTTCCCCGGCCTGATGGACGAACTCGCCTTGTTCGTCACGCCGTTGTCGGATGCGACCTGTTCGCTTTTGACGGCGACCGCATGATTGAGGCGACTTTGGTCAGGCAAGCGCCCTGAATTTCGTGGCGCCGGATTGGCCTCAACAGCCCGACACCTCTCCGCTCGCGGAAACGCTTTGCCTCAGTCGTTTCCCATGGCGCCGCCACCATCGCACGCATGCCCACCACCGACCGTGGGTGCCAGCCTTCCGGTAAAGCTGGCACGCCGCGGCGAGCATGCCGTCCCTATGACCCAGCGCAACTTCGACGCCTGCCTGCCCTGGACCCTCGCCTACGAGGGCGGCTGGAGCGACGACCCGCGCGACCCCGGCGGCGCCACCATGTGCGGCATCACCCAGCGCGTGTACGACGACGATCGCGACGACCGCCGCCTGCCGCGCCAGAGCGTGCGCCTAAGTACCGAGGTCGAGCGCGCCGGCATCTACCGGCGCCGCTACTGGAACCGGGTGCGCGGCAACGAGTTGCCCGGCGGCGTGGATTACGCCGCGTTCGACTACGCCGTGAACTCCGGCGTGGGCCGCGCCGTGCGCGCGTTGCAGCACATCGTGGGCGCCGCGGAGGATGGCGACGCCGGCCCGGATACGCTGGCCCACGTGGGCCACTACGTGGCGCGCTACGGCGCCACCGCGCTCACCGATGCGCTGTGCCAGGCGCGCATGGCGTTCCTGCGCGGCCTGCCCACCTTCCGCACGTTCGGCCGCGGCTGGACCGCGCGCGTGATGGGCCGCGAGGAGGGTGCGCAGGTGCATGACACCGGCGTGATCGATCGCGCCTTCGTGCTGGCCGGCGGCGGCACGCCTGCGGCGCCCGCGCTGGCCCTGACCACGGCCAAGACCTGGCGCGCAAGCGCATGATCGAGTCGCCGCCGCCCGGCCAGTTCAGCGCGTGGCAGATGCTGTGTTATGCGCTGTTCTCAGCGTTCGGCGGCTTCCTCGGCTATGTGCTGCGCCAGATGGATGCCGGCGGCAAGGTGAGCCTGTGGCGTGCCGTGGCCGAGGCGCTGGCCGCGGGCTTCGTCGGCATCCTGGTGATGCTGATGTGCGAGGCCATGCACCTCGGCGTGCAATGGACGGGCGTGATGGTGGGTGTGTGCGGTTGGCTGGGCGCCACCGCCAGCATCCGCCTGCTGGAGCGCGTCGTGCGCACGAAATTGGGGGTAACCGACAACGGGAGTGCCGCCGATGAAAAGCCATAATGCGAAACCGCGCCACCCGCAGCTGTGGCTGGGTTACGGGCTGATCCTCGCCGTGATCCTGCTGGGCGTCACCGCGATCACGGCGCAGTTCCAACACGCCGACATGCGCCGGGTCGCGGCTCGACAATCGCATGCCATCGCCGACCTGCGCGACGCGCGGCAGGCCGACCGCCGCCGCATCGTCGCGCTGCAGGACCAGAACCGCGCGCAAGACCAGTCGCTGGCCATCGATCGCGCCGACCTCGGCCGCCAGCAGCAGGCCATTGGCCGCCTCGCGCGCCTGCGCACCCTCGACTGGCGCGCTATCACCGCGCTCCACAACGAGCTCGCCGTGCGGCGCATCCACGATGCCGCCGTCCGCGACAGGATCAAACAGTTGGAAACCAGCAACGCGGCCGCACGCGCCACCATCCACGCCGCCGGCGGGGCCAAGCCGTGATCGGCGCGCTGCTGGTGCTGGCGCTGATCGCCACGGTACTGCTGGTCGCCTGCAGCGGATCCACGAACACCGACCCGGACGACCACCCGTGAACCTCATGCCGCGCCTCTACCTCTACGCCGCCGTCGCGCTTGCCATAGTGCTGTCCATTGTCGGCGCCCGGCTATGGCTGCACCACTACGGCGCCGTCCACTACAGCGCCGGCGCCGCCAGCGTGCAAACCCGGTGGGATACGGCCAACGCGCGGCAGGCGGCCGCCGTGGCCGCTGCACAGGCCGAACAGGCGGCCCATGCCACCGTCACCGCCGCAAACTTCGACGCCCTCGCGGCGCACTACCAGGCCCAAGCCCATGCGCATACTCCGTCCCTTGCTGATGCTCTGCCTGCTGGCCTTGCCGCCGGTGCTTTCCGGCTGCGCAACGACAGCCCCGCCGTGTGCCCCGGCGGTGCTCCCGCCGGCGCCGCTGCCACCCGTTCCCACGAGCTTGATGCAGCCGCCACCCAAGCCCTTGCAGACCGCACGGCAACTGCAATCGCTGCTGTTCGACTCGGCGACGTCGCCGACGCCCGCGAGCGCCAGCTCGGCGCGCAGGTGAAGGCGTTGCAGGGGGTGCTGGAAGCGGAGCGGCGGTGACCGGCTGTTAGAATTGCCGCCGTCGCGCGGGTTCTGGTCCCGCATGGGGACTCGCAACGGGCCGTCCTGATGACTCCCCAGAAATTCCCCATGGAGTCACGCGAACGGCGTCATGCTGCGGATTTCGGGTTCCCCTCTTGGGCACCATTACACTGTTCTAGGACGTCCAATACGGTCCAAAGAACATAGGAAAACCCGCAATTTTGGCGGGTTTTTTTATGCCTGACCGTCCCTCTCATTCGAAGCGGTCCGATTGAATCCAACGAAAATTGGGGGCATATTTGGGGACACATGAACCAAAGGCATGAACCTCTACTTTGGAGATGCCCCCATGGCCCTGACCGATACCGCCATTCGCAAGGCTGCCCCACGCGACAAGCCATACAAGTTGTCGGACGGGGGTGGCATGTACCTGGAAGTGATGCCGACCGGTGCGAAATACTGGCGGCTCAAGTATCGGATGACCGGCAAAGAGAAGCGATTTGCACTGGGTGTATACCCGATGGTGTCCCTGGCCAGCGCCAGGCAGGGACGTGAGGAAGCCCGCAAGCTGCTAGTGCAAGGCGTCGATCCCAGCGCAGCACGTCAGGAAGCCAAACAAACGAAGGCCGAGGTAATCGCAATTGCGGCCGTCACCTTCGAGACCGTAGGCCGCGAGTGGATGGGCAGGCAAGAGGTGGCCGAGGTGACGGCTAACAAAACCCGATGGATCCTGGAGACCTTCCTGTTTCCCGAGATCGGCAGCCGACCTATCTCCGAGATCATACCGCGCGAGCTGCTGGCCGCCCTGCGCAAGATCGAGGAAAGCGGCAAGCTGGAAACGGCCAAACGGGCCAAGATCAAGGCGGGACAGATATTTCGCTACGCGGTGCTGGAAGGCAAGGCCAAAACTGATCCGACCACCAGCTTGCGTGGTGCGTTGAAGCCGCCGAAGAATCGGCACCATGCCGCCATTACTGATCCCGTTAAGGTCGGTGAGTTGCTGCGCGCTATCGACGGTTTCACTGGGCAGCCTGTCACGTTAGCCGCTCTGAAGTTGGCGCCTCTGGTGTTTGTGCGTCCCGGCGAGCTGAGGCAAGCAGAGTGGACGGAAATCGACTTAGACGGAGCCATGTGGAGGATCCCACCCGAGCGCATGAAGATGAATGCCGCTCATTTGGTGCCGCTCTCCAAACAGGTTCTGTTGATTCTGCGGGAACTGCATCCGTTGACTGGTACTGGTCGCTACGTGTTCCCAGGTCTGCGCTCCGCCAGCCGGCCTATAAGCGAAAATACGGTGAACGCGGCGCTGCGACGACTTGGCTATTCCAACGACGAGATGACCGGTCACGGTTTCCGCAGCCTGGCTGCTACTCGTCTCAATGAAATGGGCTGGAATTCGGACGCCATCGAGCGCCAGCTGGCGCATGCCGAATCGAACAAGGTTCGCGAGGCTTATACCCATGCCGCTCAGTATCTGGACGAGCGTAAGCGCATGATGCAGGTATGGGCGGACTATTTGGGTGCACTGCGTGCGGGCGGCCAGAAGAGGAACCAAAAAAATATAGATAGTCCATTGAATGCCTAG